CCATTCGCCGATTTGGAAATAATCTCGCCAGCAGCAGTTAATCCGCCAGTTAACGCTCCTCCAGATAGTGGTAAAGCTCCGACATCAGCCGCAGTAGGTTTGTTTTTAGTGTTATACGCTCTGCGCCATCCTGGTGAATAACTTGTGCCATTAGACACATAGATAAATTCAGCATTAGTGAGTGCGCCAGATACACTTGTCGTCGTTGCCGTTGTTATACGAATGGTAAAATAACTCGTGCTACTGCTATTATTAAATACCTCTATAACTGCGCCAGCCAGTGGAATAATGCCGCATCCTGTTTCGCTGTCTGGTATGGATGCACTATTTGCATACGCCCAGGCACAACGCGCTATCCATACCTTTGCATTAAAAGCACCATTATCTCGTAGCAGAGTCACTAATTGCTCTGTTGTTATTGATGCTCCATTATCACCTGTTTCAAGCCAACCAGTAGGAGATGCCGGGCAACCAATATTTGCCGGTGACAGAGAAATATTAGCCGTTCCGTCAAATGAAACCCCATTAATGGTGCGTGCTGTTTGCAGTTTTGTGGCTGTAGCTGCATTGCCGGTAGTGCTCTGATTGCCTGTTTTATTCACGCCCGGCAGGTCGATGTTTGCGGTGCCATTAAATGAAACACCACCAATAGTTCTTGCCGTTTGTAATTTCGTTGCAGACGCCGCGTTTCCGGTTGTGTTCTGGTTGCCCGTGGTATTTACACCAGGGATGGAATCCTTCGATGTGTAGACCTGCGCCCACTCTGACCAACTGGCTGTATCAGTATCTCGTCGCGAACGTACATGTACAGGTGCATGAGCGCCACTTGTACCGCTCCAACCTATGAACAACTCACCTTCACCAACTGCCGTTGCGCCCTTAAGATGAAGCACATTCCCGTAAGCAGAAGGATAGCCGTTGTTGTACGCCTCATACATTTGCAATCCAGTAGCAGCACCTTGTGTTGTACCGGTGAGCGCAGTAACACGCCCTCTGGACGTAATTGTTGGTATCGAAATGTCCACAGAACCATCAAATTTAACACCGTTGATGTTTCTTGCCGTCGCAAGTTTCGTCGCGGTAGCAGCATTCCCCGTGGTGTTCTGGTTACCTGTTGTATTTACACCTGGAAGATTGATATTGGCCGAGCCATCAAATGCCACACCGCCAATCGAGCGTGCTGTTTTCAATTTCGTTGCAGTATCGGCATTCCCTGCCAGCGCCCCGGTGATCCCGCCGTTGAAAGTCTGGCGTGAACTCCATGTGTTAGCCGTGCTCAACAGGGGGATCTTTTCACCGCTGGTACCGAGTTCTCTTAAACCAAGGTTTAGGATTGAAATGATGACGCCGGAAACTTCTTATAAAGCGTGGAAACAGCCACATCATAGATGATTGCAACCTGCTTACGGGGGATGCCCTTCTCGAGCAATCGCCGCATTTGCTGCCATGTTTCTTCTTGGTATTTAGGCCGACGTCCACCTATACGACCTTCTGCGCGAGCTGCATCAAGTCCAGCGCGTGTACGTTCAACGATAAGCTCACGTTCCATTTCTGCCAGCGCCCCCATTACGTGAAAGAAAAAGCGCCCCATTGGTGTACTGGTGTCGATGGAGTCAGTGAGACTCCGGAAGTTAATGCCTCTGTCACGCAGCTCTTCCACCAGCACAACTAAGTGACGCATGCTGCGCCCAAGACGATCTAACTTCCATACGACTAGGGTGTCACCTCTGGAAAGCATACGGAGAACCTTTTTTAACCCAGGGCGTTCAGCCTTTTTGCCGCTCGCCTTGTCCTCAAAAATTAGCTCACATCCTGCGCTTTCAAGAGCGTTTCGTTGTAAAGCAGTGTTTTGTTCATTTGTTGATACGCGTACATAGCCTATTAGCATATTTTCTGCTCACTATCGTTATTTATAGCAAGCTGCGGATTTTAATTAACAAAAACCAGTATGTGTGGAAATCACAAAGTACATACCGTTTCCCAATGATATTTAATTCACTATTAAGGAAATAGTTATGTGTGATTTCACAATAATGCTCCTCTCCATCCTTGGCGGGGTGCATTCGTTTCTGAATGGGGTTCGTGAAAAACGTTACGAAGCGTCATGCAGGCAATTGATGGCCGAGTGTATTGCTGCCGTACTTGCAGGCTTTATAGGCATGTATTTCGCGGAATATAAGGGTATGGATGAAAGTCTTCAGAATTGCGTGACTATTATTTGCAGCATCAATAACAGGCTCATTCTTGAAAAGTTACAAAGGATTATCGATTCGCACCTCAATAGAAATGCCTCTTAAGCAACAAATGACCGGTTGAGAAGTTACTTTGCATACCATTACCTCCTGACAACGTAGGAGGGAACTTGTGCTTGACACACAGGAATTAGCTCCAGTTGCTATTGCGCTCCTGCTTTCAGTAATTGGTGGGATAGGCACGTTCCTGATGGATGTCCGAGACGGTCGCCAGTCTGGCAATTTGTTAGGATTGGTTACGGAGATCTTTGTTGCAGTGACAGCTGGCGCGGTGGCGTACCTATTGGGGCAACACGAGGGCTGGGAGTTATCAATTACGTACTTAATGGTAACGATAGCCAGCAATAACGGTCATGAGGTGATTTCAGGGATGAAACGAGTGAATATCGATAGCATTCTGAATGTTCTTACAAGTTTGGTGAAAAAGGGAGGCGGGAAATGATTGGCTGGGGTGTATGCGTTCTTGCGTTAGCCTTAGCCGATCGCTATTTGCTAAAACGCAAGGACATCACGCACTTAGAACTTGGTGATGTGGAAATTAAACCGGGTTTCATCCGGGTGCCGTTCAAATACCGGTCTAAATTCCCGTTTTTGCGCGGCGCAACGGTCAGATATTGGATCCGCGATGTTCAGAAGCCGACGACAGTGATTGAAGGCGAACAACGTTGTCTGACGTCGGCTGAACAGGGCGAAAACAGTGAATGGTTGTACATACCCACTGAATATATGGGTAAAGGAGAGCGACTGTGGCATTTCAACGTCATGGTTACGCATGGCGACTCGTTCATTAACCCGTTGTATCGGATTTTCCCTGTTACTCAGCAAATCCGCAGAAGTTACGTAATAAATCTCGCACAGGATGTGTCAGATGACGAAAAATAAGTATGCAACGGTCGATTTTGACCAGGTTAATGAAAAGGGGCTGAAATCCCTTATCGCGGCGATCAATAAAACCGGGGTTACGGTAATTGAGGTTGACTCCAGCAACCGCGCAACAACGAAAGATGGCGTTAAAGTTAAAACCGCAAAGCTGGTTCTTAACGACGGACAAATTCTTGCCATACAGGTAAACGATACTGGCGATATATCGTCTGTGAAACTGAATGGAAAAGCTATTCCTAACGCTCAGTCGCCGGATATCAAGACGCTTGGTACCGTCATGGGACAGGCGGCCCGCAAAAACTCCGCAAAATTCCAGAAATCACTGATCGCCAAAGCGAAGCGTGTTGCCAATCCGGTAGACAAGAAACCGGCAGTTAAATCCAACTTTCAGCGCCTGCAAGAAGCAAAACAGCGGAATGCTCAGGTGGTTGCCGCTTATAAGTCCGCGCAGAATTCGGTGTCTTTCAATCAACAGCAGATCACTGATTTGCGGGCGAAGCTGGATAAGGAGACGGGCCGACTCAATAACGAAAAGGCACGGAATGGCGAACTCAAACGTCGTCTTAAGCAACTGAAAGCAGGAAATTAACATGGAACAGTTCAATATCAATAAAGGGGTGACGCTCAAGCCTGGGCTTGACGTGCTTCCCCCGCCAGTGACTGATGATGAATATCGCGCATTAATGGCCGGTGAGGACCGCTATCTGATGACGGAATCCAACACCCTGGAGGAAATCGAGGCTACGTTCTTCTATGACACGCCGATCCACTGGTGTGCTACGGATTTACTGGAGGCGATTAGTTCTACTCGTTTGCAGTTACACCGGACCATGCAGGCATTTGTCCGGGCATTGAACCAGAAGCTGAATGGTACCGGAATCTCTGCGGGGAGTGATAAAACGGGGGATGTGGCCCAGAGCGGCGCGCGCGCGATCGGCGGCGCTGAAATTGGCCGGGCACGTAACGTTAACGGGCTGCCGGTCTTGCCAGCCATTATTCCGCTCAGTGATGGTCAGACTATCAGCATTCTGTTTCATAGCCCGACAGCGGAAAACCGGATCACCAATAGCGATACGCTGGTTGCTTTCCAGTTCTTACTGAATAAAAAAGACGTTACTCACACCGTTGCTCCGATGAGTGGACGTGATATGACGCTGGCGCAGGTCACCATGAAACTTGCCAACCTTGCAGAGAAAAACTCGGCAAAATTCCAGCGTGCGCAGAAGAAGAAAAAAGCCCTTGTTGATGAAATAACCCAACTACAGGCTGACAGTGACCAGAAAGAGGATGCCATGAGCGACCTCGCGGATCAGGTGGCAGCGGTAGAAGGGCAGAAGGCAGATCTGGAGCAGAAAATTAACGCTGTTGCATCGGAAGCGGATTCTCTTTATGAAGAGAATGAGCGTTTGCAGACGGAGATTGATCAGCTCAATCGCACTGGTGGGCGCGATACCATTGCTCCAGCGGGGATGACTGGTGGGCACTCTCGCGCGCTGACGGATCGCCTTGCCAGTATCAAAAATCGTATGCATATGGACGGGGAAGCGACGCTCAGTAATGGTGCATCAATGAAGCAATTCATTGGGGATGGCGAAGGGTATATCCAGTTAACCGATCCGGATGGCAGCGTATACATGATCAAGGCTAAATCCATACAGGGTGTGGACATGGCAGATGCGATCGGCAAGCTGTTTAAAGCCTATAAAGCGGGTAATGTATCGGAATATCTGGTCCAACCAGAAGAACATAAACCGGAAAACGTCGAACCTGAACCAGCGGAGGATACCGGTAGCTCTTCGCCTGAACCAGAAGTCTCTGTAGGTGCATATCGATATGCCCTGCAAATGCGTCCGGCGGCCCCTGGCGCAATACCTGAAGGTAACAAAGCGATTCTGCCGCGCCCTGATGAAGGTGACCCGTATTATGAATATGCACGCTACGGCATTGCTACTTACGATACCCCGCTTTCTGATCAGCAAATGAGTGAGTACGACCTGAAGTTATTGCCTCGCGAGGATTCTTTCGACTTCCTGGCGAAGACACTTACTAATGGTCCGTTTGGCAAATATGCACAAAAAGCTCTGGAGCTGGCCACCAGCTCACCAGACGAGTTCCGCGTAATGCTGAAAACTCAGTTTCAAAAAACTTTCCCCAATATTGCGTTTCCTGGGGGCGCTGGCACCGAGAAAATGGTGCAGAGCATGATCAATGCATTGCAGGCCGAAGTCGGTGAGATTACTCAGCCAGAACCGGCCCCGGCACAGCCAGATGAAACGGTTAGCGAAGCAGATGCAGAGGCTAATAAAGCCATTGAATATCTCAATAACGTAATGGATATGCAAAGCACTGACATGGCGGAGATCCGTAACGCCCGGGGCAATGTCCGGGAAGCGATTGCAGCCCTTCAGGCTGCCGGACGTTTTGAGGAAAACGAAGAGCTGGTTAACGGCGCAGCTCGCCACCTGGCTGATCTGTTGGTAGCAATCCAGAAAGCGGGGGTAGCGGCATGACACTATCAGCTATTGAGTTAATGGATCTCAGCGATAAGTTGGATGCTCTGATGTCCAAAGCGGCCACCGCGAGTGGCATGGAGTTGCTGGATATCAGCGATGAAATTGACCAGATCATGCAACAGATGGGGTACGGCGCGTCCGGCGGTGGTAGTGGCGATGAAAAACAACCTTCGGAACATGATGGTGTGCCAAAACTGGTTGCTGATTTCCTGGCTGATAAATTCGTCGATCAGAGCACAGATGCATTTATCGGTACCTTGCAGGACTTGAGTCAATATGTTGGCACATACATCGACCTGGACCAGGTTAAACAGCACACGGCGGCATGGATAGCCGCCAACATTAAAGAGGCAGCATAAGGCGTAACAGGGATGAGCTTAAGCGATCAGGTGGTAATGGCCACCAGCATAGAAACGCTGATCGAGCTGCTAAAGAACCTGCCCGATTATGGGCGGGTTTCGTATGTGGTGACAGCGAAGGGAGACGAGGTAAAAACAGCGTTTGATATCGTCGATGCCTCAGCTCTTTTGGTATCCAATACTCTGGATGGGAAAATTAATCCTGACTATCCCCAGGAACTTCAGCCGCGCGACCGGACCCGCGCATCCAGCCTTCTTCAGGTTAACCAGATATCCAAAGATTTGCGGCCTGCTCAGCTTACTGATTCCGGTTTATCCAGCCATGGCGCGCCGATAATTGGTGAGGACAATGCCGTTGAGTCAGGTAATGGACGGACCATGGGGATCATCAAAGCCTATCAGGACGGTAATGCGGATCGGTATCGGGAGTACCTGATTGAACATGCGACCGAATTCGGCATACGGCCTGAAAAGGTTGAATCAATGACGGCTCCGGTACTGGTGCGCCGCCGGTTAACGAAGGTTGACCGTGTTCAGTTTGCCAAGGACTCAAATATTTCTGATCTCCAGGAAATGGCAGCCAGTGAAAAGGCTTTTGTTGATGCCGACAGCATAACACCGGCGATGATGGCGTTGTTTAACCCGTCAGAAAGCGGAGATCTGCTTAGCCGCAGTAATGACGCGTTTATTCGCGGATTCATGACGCAAGTTGGTGCCACACAGGCGGCTGGCCTTGTAACTGAAGATGGGCGACCAACACGGCAACTTGTTGACCGTATACAAAACGCGATCTTTGCCAAGGCATATAAGGATGCGCGCCTGGTAAGGATGGTTGCAGAAGAACCTGATCCGGATATGCGTAATGTTCTGACGGCGCTTAATGCGGCAGCCAATGATTTTGTCCAGATGCAGGCTTTATCAGGAGAAGCGCACAAGCAGGCTGTGACAACTATTGTTGATGGCATTGAGACAGCGGATAGCCTCGATAAAAAGGCGCTGGCGGCATTGAAAGATGCGGTAGACCTGGTAAGGCAATCGAAGGAGTCAGGCCAGCATATTACCGATGTTATTGCTCAGGGGGATATGTTCAGCGAAACGGCCCCGGAAGTGAAAGCACTCGCGTTGTTCATCGTCGCGAATAACCGTAGCGCGAAGCGTATGGCCACCGCCTTTAAGTTGATGGCGCAACGTATCAATGATGAGTTACAGCACCAGGGCCAGGCGCTCGGGGATATGTTTGGCGGCGGCGATGTGTCGTTACAGGATATCCTTCGCCAGGTGTCTCAGGAACTGGAATACGAAGGCATGCAAGGGATATCCGGCGGTCTTTTCGAGTCCGTTTCCGGCGGTAGTTACAACGGTGTTGCTCCGTATACCAGTTTGCTATTACATCGGGCATCCGGCATCAAAGACATTATTCATCTGATCAGGCTGCTTTCCCGCACAGATCCCCAGGATGAACAGCTTGTACAAGTGCTTGCGCATTTTGTTCGAATGCCTGTTGCCGACGTGAAAAAATGGTGCCGATTATTCGGTATCAGCAATTCGTTACTTCGCGGCTTGTTAAATCACGCATCCTCCCTTGGGCGCGATGGCTTTGACGAGATAGCGCAGGCGATAAAAAACGGAGATATGCCACCAGCTATTGACTGGTTTTCCATTCGCCCAACCAGGGTGAAAGCATTCCTTAGCGCGGCGCATTCGGCATCACCATTGGCAGAAATGGTTCAGAGGTTGTCGCTCATATTCACAGACCATACCGCGTTGGGTGATCTGACTCTGGACGAGATGAAAGAAGCCTCCATTCAGTGGGCCGATCAACAAAATGAGGTTAACTCAGACTTCTTGCCAGCATTCAGGAAGGCCGTTAGTAAAGCGGATGATGCCCGTGGAATTCTGAAGGCATTTAAGGCATTGCAAAGTCGGGTTAATAAACATGTCGGTGATATCGATGGGGTAACGGCGGAAGGCAGGGATATCCTTAAAGAGCACGGCATAACGCCAGAGTTTATTGATGAGATCAGGACGGATATGCAGCGTGAGGTCGTATCGTCCCTGCAAATTGTAGCCAGAGCATTGGCGGATGCTAATCCGAAGAGTGCGGCCATTGTTAACCGGGTTATTGGTGATATTGAAGCATCGGAGGGCATGGGGGCGCTGAAACTCTTCCTTTCGCGAGCGTTTAATCCTAACGGCAATATTCTCCCTGGCATTATTGGTGAGGCTAAAAGGTATGTCAGTGAAGAAGAACTTGAGCAGCTTGACCAACTACTTAAGCGATTCTCATATAACCCGCAGACACGCTGGCAAATGAATCAGCGAAGTATGGGTTCGGTCCACGAGAAAGTGTTATCTGCCATGAACAGTGCGATCGCAAACTCATCCGTATCTGAAGAAAAAGCTCTTGAGTGGGCCGACTCTTTTATCACGGAAGAAGTGGAAGAAGCCCGCGCTGGACAGAATGGTGGGATAGACCTGCGCAAGGAACTTGCTGATATTTATCGCCTGACCGGCGGTAAAATTTCGACCTTATCAAAGGTGGTTCACCACCAGGGAAGGGCATATGCAAATCTTAATGGTGTTGTTGCTGTCAATTTGAACGATGAAAATGCAAGTGCACTGTGGCACGAGCTGGGTCATCATCTTGAGTACAGTAACCCTGGTTTGTTAGAGAAAGCCCGGTCATTCCTGAAGGCCAATGTTGAAGGGGATAAGCCATCTTTCGTTAATATCGGTGGGCGTGGCAAGCCTGAATGGTGCTTCAGATCTCGATTGAGTAATATTTATATGGCGAAGGTATACCCGCCAGCCTCAGTAAGTAACACCGGGAAAATTCGGCAGAAATCACCGACTATTTCCAAAACGTCAGCAACGGAAGTATTCTCTATGGCTCTTCAGTTGTATCATGACAAAGAGGCCGCTGCCGCATCACTGATGAATGGTGACGGATTGCTGGAACTGTTATTAGGTGTGGCAAAGGAGCTAAATAATGCAGATTAAAATCGCAGCGCCATTAGGCGGAGATGCCATTATCGAATTTGATGATAATGAAGAAGTTTCCGGGCGTTTAAGCATTATCTCCGGTGACATTACCGAGGACATGATCGCTGAAGCCATAGCTGGGGCAAATCCCAATAGCTATATGGGATTCGTTAACACCCTTGATGCTCCCGCAAGTGATGTTCTCCGAACGCTGCATCTTTACGCTGGCTGGTTTGTTGATTGGCCAGCAGTAGATGGTGGCGATGATGACGACGACGATGATGATTTTGGTGATCATGTAGACCAGATCGTATATTGAAGAAATCCCGCCAATCGGCGGGATTTTTACCTCACGAGAAGCTCTTTTCTGATGTCAGCCAACAGTGCTCGTGCAAATCTCTTGGTGGTTTTTCGACAAATGCCTCTTCAGCCACATCCTGCCAGGGGATTTGTTTAGCCCATTCAGTTATAGCGTTATGGTTTGCCGAGAATAACGGTATTGTATAGGCCTTCAGCCAGTCTAATGTGCTGGAGTTGTGTTTTTGAGCGTGATGTTTCGCATGGTGTTTGGCGATCACGATCGTGGGCACTACCCATTTACTACCGTCAGTCATTGTGAAGTGCATATTACGGGGAACAGATGACTTTTCCATCAACTCCCGAATCCCGGGGAATTTCCCCAAGATCAATCGGCGATATTCATCGCTATTGCGCCCACCAAACTCTTTGGCTTTGAATTCAAGATATGCTTCAGAAACGAGAGGTGAATCCTCTGTGTTTAGAGTTATCGCCGTGAAAAAACCAGCAGGATTGTTTTTACTATGGGCCAACCGGTGATGCGAATCATAAAAGTACCCTTTCTCGCGTTCCGATGGTTTCGACAGCAACAGCAGGCGCGAGTCATAATTGGTTAAATTGCCAGTTATCACTGCATGAGCGCGATCGCTGATTTCCGCCGAGTTAATAACGATGAAAAGATCGTGCGGTCCAGTAAAACCAGCCAGAGACTCTTCGTTATTCAGACAATAGGTTATATAGACGCATCCCCATGTTTCACTGATATGCACCAACCCTTTGTCAGGGTGTATTCTGAAATAATTGCCAAGAAAAGGGTGTTTTTGGGTAACTCGCTCCCAATAACGGAACATATAGTCAATTATTGTTTTTCGACTATCGTTAATCGCAGGAGAAACAACCACTGTACGGGAACACGAATACAGTATTGTTTGCAGGATGCTAATCACTGCCACAATAGAGGTTTCCCCAATACCATGTGGTGTGGTGGCAGTGACTTTGGCTCCGGTGTTCTTTATCGCGTTAATAATTTTTGCTTGATGAGGTGTTAACTCAATATCAAGCAACTCTTTTGCTGCCAGTTCCCAATTGTCTTTATACCGTTCTATCAGTGCTAACCAGGCAGATTCATTCTGTATACGATTAATCACTTTCCACCTCTTCCGTGGTGTTTTCTTGCAGTTCTGTTAATGCAGCACGACATAGGTTCCGGGCATTGGCTATAGCCACACTTTTGACTTCATCCGTCATCGTGCAGGTAATGTACTGATCGAGTTCTTCAGCGCGGATGATGCTTTTGCCAATCAGAAACTGTATTTGCCATAGCAGATCGGCATCCATAATCAGAATTTCTGCCGGGCCTTCAGGGCCAGCCGGGAAGGAAACATAAGACTGTTTGCCCAGGCCGATAACTCGACAACTTGCTTCAAGAATTGCGCGCTTGAGGTCTGACTTTGTAACTGAAACAGGTTGATTTTCACCTGCGATTACGCCGTTGACATGGATGTGGAAAGGCATGTAGCTTGAAATTCGCTCTACTTTCCATACGCCAGCAAGCGATCCTTCATGCAGCACAATGGGGGTAACCGCGAGTTTCATCTCACCATATAACTGCTGGCAGATGGCTGGATTGCTGAATACATCCAAAGGTTCACACTCAAACAGCGGCGCAATCTGCATGAGGTCCATCATGGTCATACCAGGGGTACGAGCAGTAATGAATCTGCGCATGCCAGTATCCATTGTGCGCCAGATAGCTACACCATGCTTTTTGCTCACTTCTTCAGTAAAGCCAAGGTGGCACATGATGGTTTTTTCGATAGCCAGATCAGAGATAGAAACCTTTTCGCCAGGTACACCATCATTATTGATGGTCACTTCGACACTCTGGCCATTACGCAGGCGGTATTGAATTGCTTTAGTATTTTCCACGTTAAATCACTCCACTACAAACCAGTCACATGCCAGTAAGTCGCATACAGAAGGCACCCACGGAACAACTACACCTTGTGCATTTTTTAAGGCGAAATAAGCACCATACGGAACGAGGTCGCCGGGGAAATATCCCTTAATGGCTTCCATTCGTGCCGGGTACTGTCCTTCAGGAACCAGCCAGCAGAATTGGTTTTCGCCGTTCCACCCGCGTCGAGCAACTTTCTTGCCATCCTTCAGCCACATCAGCGCGTCAGAAAAGTCGGCTGCTTCAAGGTCGATTTCTTCTTGTGTGGTAATGATGCCACTGGCAGCAATAGTTACGTCCCTGGCTGTAATGAATGTCACCCCATTGTGACCTTCAATACTGAGCGATACCCCATTTTCGAAGAAGTCGTTAGTCCGACTAAAGCCTTCTTCAAATGTTTTTTCTGGTGAATAGGACAGAGATCCGTCCTCATAAGCGACCAGATATCCGCCAATTTCTGGTCGGTGTTTTTGCAAAAACATTTTATCAACATGGACTTTTACCCCTTCTGGCTCAACGACTTCGATGTTGCAAAAAAGGACCACATCCATTAGGGCGATAATTTCGATATCTTTGATTTTTGAGGCGCGAACTGTTTTATGGCTTTTGTATTTTGGAAGTGCCGTCAAAAGCTCTTTCGTTGTCATGTTATTCATAGTCTTTCCTCTGCTTAAAACCTGATGTATTGCGCCTTCAGGTGGGTCAGGAATGTTTTCCCACCAGCGAAAGCAATATCTCGGGGGGTTCTTTTCGTGAAAAGCGCGTGCCATTGCCAACTTTGGCGTTTGTTTGCGAGTTCGTGCTTTTGTCGGCGTCTTGACCACCGCTTTTCTTTCAGTCGTTTTTTACACATTCAAAACGGAATATCGTCGTCAAAGTCCATTGGAGGTTCGTTATTGGCGTTGCTCTGAGGTTTACCGCCACCACTGTATTGCTGGTGGTTTTGAGGTTGGTTTGATTGCCCCCAGCCATTTGAGGACTGTGAATCGTCACGGCGAGCGCCGATCATTTGCATGGTGCCGCCCTGGCTGACGATAATTTCCGTCGTGTAACGTTCTACACCGGCGTCATCTGTCCACTTACGGGTTTTAAGTTTCCCTTCGATGTAGACCTGAGAACCTTTTCGTAAATACTCACTCGCAATTTCAGCAAGTTTTCCGAACAAAACGACTTTATGCCATTCTGTTTGCTCTTTCTGTTGGCCCGTTTGCTTGTCGCGCCATGATTCATTCGTTGCGATGCTGAGTCTTCCGACCGCTCCGCCATTTGGTATATACCTGATCTCCGGGTCTTGCCCCAGGGTACCAATCAGGATGACTTTGTTTACACCGCGTTGTGCCACTTATCTTACCTAATAAAATAAATTAATTAGAGCAATAATGTATATCTTTGAAACGTAGCTAACAAGTGATTTGCATTATCCTGTGCCTTCTAAAGGGATCGAGTCAGTCGGTATTGGCTGTGAATGGGTGTTTGTCCTGGAGCGTAAAAAATTCGCTTATGAGGTCTTTATGAAGGGAAAAACAGCCGCAGGAGGCGGTGCAATTTGCGCTATCGCGGTGATGATTACCATCGTGATGGGTAATGGCAATGTGCGAACCAACCAGGCTGGGCTTGAGCTGATTGGTAACGCTGAAGGTTGCCGACGTGATCCATACATGTGCCCGGCAGGGGTATGGACTGACGGGATCGGTAATACACACGGGGTAACGCCGGGTGTGCGAAAAACAGACCAGCAAATCGCCGCTGATTGGGAAAAGAATATCCTGATCGCTGAACGCTGTATTAATCAGCACTTCCGGGGCAAAGACATGCCCGATAATGCCTTCAGTGCAATGACAAGCGCGGCATTCAATATGGGATGCAATAGCTTACGGACCTACTACAGCAAAGCGCGAGGCATGCGAGTAGAAACGTCCATCCACAAGTGGGCGCAGAAAGGGGAATGGGTGAATATGTGTAACCATCTCCCTGATTTCGTGAACAGTAACGGCGTCCCCCTGCCCGGGTTAAAGATTCGCCGTGAAGAAGAACGCCAGCTTTGCCTGACGGGGCTTGTCAATGAATAAACTCCGGCAGCTCCGCCGACTTTCGACAATGAAGTTATCGCTGGCGGCGATAGTTTTTGACTCGATTTTCATGGCGGTATATGTGCTCAATGAGACGTGGCCACTGGAACCGCTATTGTATGCCGGGCTTCGGCTGTGCCTGACATTTTTGAGCATGGCTGCGAGATTGATGCAACAGAAAGAAACCGCTTCAGATTGTCCACGCCGCGCGGTGCGAAAATATATGGCACGCAGGCGAAGGCGATAATAGTTAACGAGAACCCCGGCAGCCGCCGGGGTTATTTTTGGTGGTTATCCGGTGCGCCGTAAAATCCCGTCCTTCAGGGCGGGGATATAAGGCGTGGTTTTCCACCTAACTGTTTTTGTTTAAAATAGTGGGATGAAGCGACTACAAGCATTTAAATTCCAGTTAAGACCCGGTGGTCAACAGGAGCGTCAAATGAGGCTCTTTGCCGGAGCTTGTCGTTTCGTTTTCAATCGTGCACTGGCACTTCAGAATGAAAATTATGAGGCCGGGAATAAATACATCCCTTACACGAAAATGGCTTCCTGGTTGGTTGAGTGGAAAAAAGACACTGAAACCGAATGGCTTAAAGATTCTCCCTCACAGCCATTGCAGCAGTCACTGAAAGACCTTGAGCGGGCCTACAAAAATTTCTTCCAGAAGCGGGCGGCTTTTCCCCGATTCAAAAAGCGGGGACAGAA